TTGACGTTCTTCCTATTTCGCCGAATCGAGTTGCATCGTATGCTAATCTAACCTTAGCAGTTGATGTAGATTCTATCTGTAAAAGTTGTCCTGGCGAAGTTGTGCCGATGCCCACTCTATTATTTGTGCTGTCTAGATAAAGTGTTCCAGAATCGTAGTTTAGGTTATCTGCGAGTTTCGGGCCTGTAACAGCACCATTTTGAATTTCGGCAGTTTCAACTGAACCAGCTGCCAAATCCTCAGCAGCGATAACATCCACTCCGATACTTCTTGATATGATTTTTCTAATTGCCATGCGTTTCTTCCTTTAGGAATTCTTTTCTATTATTTATTCATCTTGGTCAGTTACAGGATTATAAGTTTTCGCATCTTCAAAGAAACTTGTTGTTTCGTTAAATCCAAAGTTATCATCATCTGGATCAAATTCTTGTGCAGTTGCATTCGATGGATTCGGTGCGACTGTGTATCTCTGTTCCCTAGATGGAGCATTAACTGGAGTATTTGCATACTGGTCAACTTGTACAGTACGAATAACATTTGTAGACGTTACTGGGCCGTACAAGTAATACTTTGCAGTAAAACTTAAAGTATAAATGATACTCCTTCTACTTGTAAAGTCACCCTCATAATCGTCCTCATAAGAGATACTATTCAGTACAATAGGAACATCACGAATGATATCTAGTTCTGGAATCTCTCTCAAAGTTACTGTGTATTCTGGTTGAAAGTAAGGAAGGATTTGTTCTACAATTTGCAACGCATCATCTGAGTTCTTTGCAAGAATATACAACTCAAAGTCAACATTATATGGAACAGGCATAAAACCAGATTTTAACTGTGAGTTATCTGCACCATCTAGTACCTTCTTTGCCTTCATAATTTTGTTTTGTTTTCTGGTTGCATCATATGTCAAACCAGAAATCTCAAACCCAATACGAGGAAGTGTAACCGCTACCTTTTTCGCAAGGTTAGGGTCTTCTGTCAATCTTGACAACCACTTTTGTTTTGGGCCATATGCAAGTGGAACTTTCATTGTCTGTGTGACATTTCCACTGTTATCTTTTTTAGTCAATTGAATTTGGTTAAAAAGTGTACCAAACGCAACTACGACATTTCTTGTCGATTCGTTATAAAAATAATTTCCAATCATAGTTAATTAACCCCAGCATCACCGAATGGATTAGATTCAGTAAAGTCTAATATATTATCGTCTGCAAGTTCAAAGTCATCATTCTGTGAATTCTCATCAATAGTTGCGACATTATAAGTTTCTAGTATTATATAGGACGCCGCAGCATTCTCTACTGAGTTCTCCAATATAAGAGAACCAGAACCAGTTGCAGTTTCCAAAGTGAGTTGATGTGACAACATATCCAAAGAGTTGTCAGTTTCAATAACATCAATCTCTGCAATACCTGTGTCAATGGCTTCTGAACCATACTCAAAGGTTTTGCATTTTAGTTTATATGTAGGTAGATTGTGGACTTGAAGAAATGGATCTTCATCTTCCACAAAAGTAATCTCAAAGAGTTTGCCACCCTTTGGGAAATAAACTAAATCACCTTCATTTGGCCTTGAAGATACAATCAAATTATTGTCGATAGAAATAAACTGTTCCCATCTTCTTCTTGCAACAACAAAGGTTGCATCATCTTGTATATCTAAACCAAACTTAGACATGAGTTCTTTCTCGCCCTCATATCCATCAATATTTTCCATATACATTTCGATAAGGTATGCATCCTCAAATGAAGAACCGATATCTTCACCAAAGATGTTATCAGTACCAGCTAACTTACGAGGAATATAATAAACATCTTGGCCATAAATGCGAAGTTGTTCAATAATCAAATCCTCATAGAGCGCCTGCTCTGGTTTTGTTCCTGTATCGAAATATACATTAGTTGGCATAACTTACCCTATCATATGCATAGGCGGTAGTTCGTATGCAAGTTGAATCTGTTCTTCCAACTTGTCAATCTCTTCCTGTGCCTGTGTATAAATTTGATCACCGTTTAGTGCAACACCACCCAACATCTGAATACCTTGAAACTTAGAAAGGTTTGCACCCCATTGTTTCTTAATGAGTTGAGTTGCATACTTTTTCAAAAAGATATCATCCCAAACATCTGCATATGTTGCTGGATCAAGTTTGCGATAACATTCTATGAGAATATAATCATTTGCAACAAAGTCTGTTTGGAAATCTGCATCCAAGTATAATCTGTTTTGATGTTGGTTGTGACGAATTGCTGTCTCACCAATGAGAATGTGATCTAGAAAATCTAGATGTTGCATTGTCATCTCATAGTGAATAACAGAAGTAGAACTGAAATCATACAAATCATTCAATCTCAACTGATATCTAATATCAAACATATTCAGTGCGGCCTTATCTGTCAAAGGAAATACTTTAACAATAGATACCACCGAACTTGGAACTGGAATCCAGTTTTGTTGTTCATACCAAGTTGCAGTTGTTGAACCGTCAACATCAGTTGCAACCGTTCCAGAATCATTACCTCTTGCACGAGTAATATCTGCCGCAGACAATTGATATTTTAGATACACCCTCTCAATACCATCGTAATGATATTGTGCGAAATATTGTAGAGCCTCATCAATTCTATCTTCAACTTGATCTGGATCAACATTAATTTCGATAACAGGTTTGCCTAAACTTCTTAAGCACCATTCTTTAAAATCTGTTCTTGTTGTTGGTATTGCCATGTTTTCTTATCCTAATGCGACTGCTACTGCGATTGCGAAACCTTCTGAAGCACCACTAGAGGCGTTTGCAACTTCAACTACTGTACCATCAGATTTTTTTGTATAAATCTTTTGGTCAGCAGAGTTGATTGCAACTTCTCCAACTTCCAAATCGCCTGAAGATGGAACTGAAGATGCAGTTTCAGAGCGTTTTGGTCTAATCGCAACAGTAGCCATAATGTGTTATCTCCTAAGACTACTTATTAGAATGTTCCACCGTCAATACTTGTAGCCCATGAGATTGTGTCTGTAGATGCACTGTAAGATAGGAAACCATCATTTGCACCACCACCATCAAGAGCACTGAAAGTATCAGCAGAGTTTGCAATAAGTACAGAACCCTTTGCGGCAGATGTAATTCCTGTTCCACCATATGCAACACCAATTGTGTCTGCGTTCCATGTTCCTGTTGCAATTGTTCCTAGTGTAGTAATAGAACTTTGTCCAACATAAGTTGAAGCAATGTCAATTGCATTTGCAGATACAGAGATACGATTTGCAGTTCCTACTGCATCAATAGTGTTACCAGTTTTTGTTAAACCGTTACCAGCAGAAATCTGTCCAGCACCAGAGAACTGGTCAAATGTAATGTCATCAGTTCCAAGTGTTGGAGTTCCATTATGTGTTGCAACATAACCATTGTCTGCGTTTGCAGTACCTTCTTCAACAAAAGTAAATGCACCACCAGTGATTTCAGAAGCTTCGTTTGCATCTGGTGTTCTGGTAAGAACGAATGCAGCTGAACCAGAACCTACAGTTGTTACTTTATAGAAACCGTTCTGAACAGCATCACTTTGATCTTTAACAAGAACTCTGTCATTCAATGAAAGTGAAACACCATCAATTGAGATAGCGGCGTTTGCATTTGCAGTCAATGTTCCATTAGAGTTATTATATGTTGCAGACAAGTCAGCAGTAGTTGCAACTCTTACAGATGCTTTAACATCAAGTCCGTTTGCAACACTGTCAACATAAGACTTGTTTACAAGTGAATCTGAACCAAAACCAGCACGAGCTTCATATCCAGAAGGAACTGTAACTGTCGCTGTTCCGTCTGGAGAAAGAACCAAGTCACCGTTTGTATCTGTGGTTGAGATTGTGTTTGCATCAACTGTAATGTTATCAACGTCAAGTGAAGTGATACCATTCAAGTCTGTCTGAGTTCCACCAAGTGAAACTGTGTCAGAGCCGATTGTTACTGAACTGTTTACAAGTTTCGCATTTGTGATTGAACCAGCAAGTTGTGCGTTAGTGATTGTTCCTGTCAACTGTGTGGTTGCAATAGAAAGTGCAGCCTGATGTTGTGTCACAGAACCTTGTGTGATATTTGCGTTTGGTACGTTTGCCCAAACAACAGCAGCAGACAAGTCGTTTGTTTCAGTTGTCAAAAATCCAGAACTTGAATTGTCATAGTTTGACAAGTCGTTGTCAACAACCAAATCAATTGCACCATCGCCTGCATCGTCATAAGTTGCAGTAATGCGAGTGTGTGAACCATTTGTTACCAATTGAGCAGCTGTAATATCTTCAATTCTTTCTGCATTTACAGTAACAGCACCGCTCGTTACAGTAAAGTCTGTAGAATTAAACGATGCGATACCCTTTGCAGAAGAAGTTGCATCATCAATCGCAACATCACCAGATGTTACTGTGAAATATGAACCACCAAATGATGCGATACCTTTGTTGGATGAAGTTGCATCTTCACCAGCAATTGTAATTGTGTTGTTTGTTACTGTTGTATCAATACCTTCACCACCAGTGAACGTAATTGTTTCACCAGTAGATACTGCATCATTAGAACCACTATCAGCAGCAATCGAAAGTGATTGTGTGACTGTTCCAAATGAAAGTTCACCAGAACCATTCGTTGTAAGGAACTGTCCAGCAGAACCATCTGCACTTGGTAGTGTGAATGTTACACTTGCCGCCAAAGAGTTTGGAGCTTTCAATGCAACATGATCTGTTCCGTTTGATGTTCCTTCTTTAAGTTTGATTGAACCACCAGTTGCTGAGTTATTCCCAACAATGAAGTCATCAATTGCTTTGTTACTATCAACAAGGATAGCAGAACTAGCAGTCAGAGTTCCAGCGGTATGGTCAACTAAGTCATTATAATATTTACCACCGATTAGTTTTACTGTAGAACCATCACCGATATAGAATTTCTCGTTGCCGTGGGTATAGGCGAGTTCACCGTCTGCAAGGGATGATGGCGCAGTTGATCCAGTAGATCTTTTAATTTGTAGGGTTAATGCCATTTTTTTATCTTCCTATTGTTAAAAACTTCCACCACTCAATACGAGATTTCCAGTGGTTGTATCAAGTTCGTTTCGGGCAGTCCACTTTCCAGTAGATGAACGGTACTGCAACAAAGAACCATCTGCTAATGGAAAAGATGTTGTATCAACATCTGATAGTGCAGAGAGTTCCAAAGATGCAGCTCCCACAACTGATCCAGCATCCCCCTTGGGGCCTGGAACTGTTACACGAGTTACTTGTGGTTGGTTTCCCTGTGATACAGAACCAACTACTGTTCTTGATGTATTTACTGTTGCTGTAATTGCCATAGTCCTACCTTGATACGCTTGGGTTTACAGTTGCAATACCTTCTACCACTCTTGTTTTAGAACTAGAAGAATCTGTTATGACTAAATCATAAACATATCTACCGTCCTCAAGAGCAGCGGTTTGCGTGTCTGTTAGTGAAATTGTGATTTGACCAGAAGTTCTTGGCGTTTCAAATGTCGAAGTAAATGTTGTTGCAGTTGTAGATGCATATGTCTTGCGAATCATCGCAAGTGCAGTATAACCTGTCAAATCAAGTGCAGAACCAGCGGAATCGTTGATTGTCACTGTAGTAGTGAAATCAGCACTTTGGTCTATGAATAAATTAGAAATAGTTGCCATCGAACACAGTCTCCTTTGTTCTATTTATAAGGATTGTGTGTTAGATATTTTGAAAATTAGTTTGATTCTAGAGCAGTGATACGAGCTTCTAATTCTTGAATTGTCTTTACGAGTAGAGG